TTCACCAGTAATCAACTGTAAACCCCGTAATGATATGTTAGGACAAGTGTTTACACAACAACCTGAGTGGGGTAAACGATTCAATGATTCTTCTATGATGGGTTTTGTGATTGTACCTGCACAACCATTTGGTTACAATTACCTTGGTGGTAAATTGTTGGCCGCAATCTGTACCTCACATGAAGTCCGTGAGATTGTCAACAAGAAGTATGGAATGAATTTGTGTTTATTTGAGACTACCAGTTTGTATGGTAGTTCTAAGACAGTATCGCAGTATGATGGTATGAAACCATATATTAGATACAAAGGTCTTACAGACTCCGATTTTCTACCAATGATGCACGGTAAGCCTTATTCAGAACTCCGTGATTATGTCCAAGAAAGAACCGGTCCTTTGGTTGATGAAGATGCTTCTAGTAAGAAGTTAAAAATCTCCATGAAGATTATATCCTTAACCAAAGCAGCACTTAAAGGTACATCTGAAGGGGGGACATTCCAAGCAACGATTGAGAAGGCTAAGGGGTTGACAGAGCAGAAGCGATATTATATTAGTGACTATGGTTTCAAAAACATGGTTGACTATGTGACATGTAAGACGGACGTGTTAATTCCAGGTGAAAACTACGAAAAACACAATCTGGTAAACTTGATTGAATGGTGGAGAAATAAGGCTTGTAATCGGTATGAAACTCTATATAATGAGTCACGTTTAAGAAACGAACTTGAAATTTGGACTTCTGGAAAAGAGATTCAAATTATTAGATAAATATTTCTTTTAGAGGTTATACATGGCATACGAAGCGTCCGAGATTATGATGGCAGCAGCATTGATGTATCCAACAGGCGAACTGATGGAGTATGCAAAAGGTGCTGATGGTTTGAGAAAACTTATGATTGATGCTCGCACAAAGATTACGAAGCATCTGGATAAGACCATACATTTTGGTAACACCACAATTCAAAAAGGTTTCACCGATTTGATGGATGAGAACGAACCAGAAATGTTGAAAGACTTGGCAGGTGGTATATCTGCAGCTTTAGGTGTGCGTGATTATTTGGCTAGTGAAGGTGAAACTGGTGGTAAGAACCTTTCACCAAACATTTACATGACAGGTAACGTATGGCCAAAAGAAGTAGAGAAGTTTAGGGTCTCTGCTTTTGGTTTTGAAGATTATAACTCTGCTGACGTTATTGCTACGGCAGATAAAGAAACATTCTACGGTCTTTCACTAAAAAAGAAACGAAATGCCAATGCAGGTGAACCAACACTAATCAATAAGGCGTTTGATACAGTCTTGGATGGAAAACAGTTTGATGATATCAAAGAAGAACTTGCAAACATCCGTGCTGATTACTTTTCGGGCTTGGTAATTGAAGCAGTTGAGAAAGGTATTATTCTCAAAGCACACATAAATGATTTCGATAATCTAAAGAAAACTAAACAAGGTCGAAAAGAACTATTTGAAGCCAAGAAACGTGACAAGAAACTATTTAAGAAATCATATATTGATACTAAAGGTTCAGCACGTGCTTTGAAGGGTTATGAAGATGACAATACTCGTGATGTTAACTCTATGAGATATTTTGTCAACAAGAAACTGGCCGAGAAAGATAATCCTTTGTGGAAAGAATTCGTAAAGGTTATGAATAAACATTCTGACCTGTTTGCCGATTCTTTGATTAACATCATTTTGAAAACACAGTTGTTCAAAGAAATGGAAGCCAAAGACTTAGGTAAATACAAATTCAATTTCTTCTTGGTTACTGGTGTTGGTGACGTTAATAAAAAAGGTGATGTGACTATTGGTAAAGCAACAGTCTTACCTTTGAAAACCACTTTGTGTGGACTAACACGTATACAAGAGAAAAACAAAAATAGTAAATATGAAATCGTTCTAAACGAAAGTAAAAAAGGTGAGACAGATGCTGCAAAGATTTTCTTGCAGTTGAAACGTGGAACTACTACATTATTGGATTTGGAAATTCGTTACAAAGGTGCATTTACACCTCAACCACAATTCCAAGGAACACTAAATGATGGTTTCAAAAAGTTATTAAAAGAAGAATGTGGGTTAACATAAAATGCCGTTATCAGATTTCGATAAGATTCTAAAAGAATATAAAGATACATCCAATGATTTTGGATTCTCTGCTGTTTCAGAAGTAGAATATAATGAAGCCATCACTAAGGCAGCCAAAGATGCTGAGTATGAAGCATCATCATTAACTGCTGATAATTACAGAAGTCAGTTATTGGAATTGGAGAAAATGATTATCCCTTTCCTACAGAAACTACATAGCACAGGCGACAAAGAATATATCTATTGGCCTAATCGTAAACCAGCAATCGAAAAACAAATCGAACAAATTTTGAAATTAACTCGTGGATAATTATGAAACCTTTAGTGACGGTGATAACACCTACAACAGGTGCACCATATGTGCGTCAGGCAGTTGAATCTGTTAAGAATCAAACATACGACAACATACAACATCTAGTTGTGGTAGATGGCCAACCAAAAGGCCGTGTTATTGCCCGTGAGTATGCACACTTAGATGTAATCGACCTTCCATACCCAACAGGACTCGACCGGTTCAACGGACACCGAATCTATGGTGCATCTATCTACCTTGCAAAAGGTGACTTGGTTTGTTTCTTGGATGAAGATAACTACTATGATGCCAACCATGTTGAATCATTGGTAAAAGTAATACAAGATGGTAATGATTGGGCTTTCTCTTTACGCAAGATTGTAGATAAAGAAAGTAATTATGTTTGTAATGATGATTGTGAATCTTTGGGTAAATGGGAATCTTGCATTGGTGATTACTTTGTTGATGTTGGTTGTTTCTTTCTACCTAAGAACATTGCACTACAAACAAGTCCTATCTGGTATCGTAAAGCAAGAGAACCTGGAGTACCAGAGGTTGATAGAATGATGACTCATGTATTGAGAAATAATAATTTGAAATATGATACTAACGGTGATTACACCTTGAATTATCGCACAGGCAATACTGGTATATCTGTGCAATCTGGATTCTTCTTACAAGGTAATGAGAAAATGTTGAAACAATATAATGGAGATTTACCATGGCGAAAAAAGACCTAATCATAGGTGCATTTAAGAACTATAACTTTGAACAAATTAAACCATGGATTAAATCCATAAATGAATGTGGTTTTGAAGGCGACAAAGTATTGATTGCAATTGATACTTCAAATGAAACAATAGAGAAGATTGAACAACACGGCTTCAAAGCAATCAAAGTTTCGTCAATGACAAATGCAATGTTCCACATGGAACGTTTCTTTCACATATACAACTATCTAAAATCTAGAAAGAACGAATATCGTTTCGTTATTACAACAGATGTTCGTGATGTGGTCTTTCAAAAGAATCCATCAGTATATCTTGTAAGCACATTAGGTGAACCAACAAGTTCATTTGGCCGTGACTTACTTGCGGTATCAGAAACATTACTGATTAAGAACGAACATTGGAATCGTCAAAATATCATTACATCATTTGGTCAATACTTTTACCAAGAAGTGGAAGACAAAGAAGTATTAAATGTTGGTACATTGGCTGGCCGAACAAGTCAAATATGTGACCTCTGTGGTATGTTATATCAGTTGTCGTTGAATCGTGCTGATTGGGTTGCAGACCAAGCAGCCTATAATATTCTGATGAATTGGGAACCATACAAGAGTATCACCAAGTTTGTTGACCTGTCCGAACCTTGGTGTTGTAATCTACATGTTACAAACAAACCAGTTGAGAAGGAACATTTTGCACCTTTCATTTTGAAGACACCACCAATCTTTGATGGCAGTCAAGTATTGAATGGAACAACTAAACAACCATTCTATATTGTTCACCAATATGATAGAGACCCGGAACTACTGAAATATTTCAATGATAAGTATGAGGTAGAAGAATTGATTACATTTAGAACGAATTGAGGAGATATTATGGGAGTTACAAGAGAAACATTGGTTCATTATAAGAAACTAGCAGAACGTGGTGACTTAGCATTTACAGAACCATTAAAAATTATGGAGTTGGGTGCTCAGACAGTCCACTTTGATGACAAACCTTTCTTTAGGTCACATCTATCATCTTTAGGATTAGATATTGGTCTGGCTGAACAGTATAGTTATGACATGAGTTGTAAATTCATGCACCGTTCTTGGGGACATGATTACACATCTATTGATTTGGATCCTTTGGACCCCGAATCTTTACAATGGGACTTAAATTATATTTCTTGTCCGGAAGAACATCTTGGCAAATATGACCTCGTTACTAATCATGGTACAACAGAACACCTGATTGGCCAAGCCACATCATTCAAACTAATGCACGACTTGATGAAAGTTGGTGGCATTTCAATTCACGTATTGCCTTGCCTTGAAGCAAACCACGGATTCTATTCATATAGTCCAGTTTTCTTTGAATGTCTGGCGAGAGATAATGGTTATGAAACCGTTGGGTTGTATATTTCAGAATGTATGAGTGCTCAAGGATTAAAGAAATTGAATGTATATGATGGTGCAGTTAGAATGTATCCGTGTTATGTTCATGCAATCTTTAAGAAACTTAATGATGACGTATTCAAAACACCATCACAAATTCACATCAATGGTGTAAAATGATTACAATCGTAACTGCTTTCTTTGATATTGGCCGTGGTGATTGGACTCCAGATAAAGGCCTGCCTGATTATCTACACAGAAGTACCGATACTTACATAGAACGATTCTCACATATGGCACAGTTGGAAAATCCAATGGTGGTTTTTTCAACCAAAGATATCATTGATAGGTTACGTCCTTTACGAAAAGGTAAAGAAACAAACTTTGTTGAGATTGACCTGCAACAATACAGTCATATACGTGATAGTATCTCAAAGGTACAACAAAACAAAAGTTATCAAAGCAGGATTCATCCAACACAGAAGTTAAATCCTGAATATTGGAATGCTGATTATGTGTTGGTCAACTTTCTAAAGACCATATTTGTCAACTTGGCCATCAGGTCAAACTATATCAAAACAGACCTAGTTGCATGGTTAGACTTTGGTTACTGTCGTACCGCAGATAAGGTTCCAGAAAGTAAGAAATGGTCTTATAACTTTGATGTAACCAAAATGCATCTGTTCAAGTACCACGATGAACCACCTAAAATGTCTTTGTATGATGTAATAGCTTATAACTTTGTTCATATCTTAGGTGCCAAGATTGTTGGTGGTGTTACCGCATGGCCAAAGATGGAAGAAGTAATGTGGAATCAGTTAAATCTATTGTTAGAGAATAATATGATTGATGATGACCAGACATTATTGTTGATGGCATCTATTGAAGAGCCAAAATTGTTTGAACTACACAAGATACCAGACCATCAACTTGGCCACGATCCTTTTGTGATATTTTCAGACTTTAATGAAGCATAATCTTTTCATAATTACATCTTGCATCAATCCTGTGGCGAGTGCAATAGATGTGGAAAGACGTTTTCAACAGACTCTTTTGACTATTGGTAGTATACGCCGAAGAGCACCAGACTCTATTATACTACTTTCGGAATCTTCTCCCAATAAAATATCATACGAAAAGTTTCAAGTATTAAATGAAAAAGTAGACTTCTTCCTGATGCTTTCTGATATCGATTCCATCAAATACTTTGGTTCCCGTTATCTGAAAAGTTCAGCAGAAGCAAACAACCTATATCTGGCTTTAGGTTACATACGAAAACTCGACCTGCCATTAAAACGCATATTCAAAGTGACAGGTCGTGGTATTTTGAACGAACATTTTGAAATTTCACATTATGAAAAATCAAATCTAAAAGGTAAATATGTCTTTGCCAAGCGTCAGAAGTCACATCTGGCCAAGGATTTGAGGATTTTGAATACCAGATGTTGGTCTTTTTGTTATACTTTATTAGACGAAATTGAACAAAACTTAATACAAATAGGTAAGGATTGTGAGACAAAAGTTCGTCAAGGATATAACATGGAACACGCAATCTATGATATAATAGACAAAGACAAACTGGTTGAGAAGAAGGTGGTAGGATTCACTTGTCAGATATCCCAAGATGGTGCCTTCAGACACGATTGACTATATATCGAACCGAACATCTCAATCTCCAGTATTGTCAATGAAAAAGTTATATAAATAACACCACAGGCAACCAAAGTGTGTTGCAATTCTTAGGGTAAAAAATCTATGTTAACATTCCAGTCCTTCTTAAAAGAAGAAGCCGAAGGTGGCGAACTTAAACACATTCACCACGCAGAAGACCGTCCGTTGATGCATGGCCATGCGGGTTTTGAACACGCTCATGCCGCTCTGATGAAGGCCCACGCTCACATGACGGCAGGCGCCAGTAATAGTAATCTGACGATGAAATATGATGGTTCTCCATCAATCGTCTTTGGTCACCACCCTAAAAATGGTAAGTTCTTTGTGGCTACCAAGTCGGCATTCAACAAGAATCCAAAGATTAACCACACAGAAAAAGATATCGACAAGAATCACGGCCACGCTCCAGGTCTTGCTCATGCTCTGAAACATGCACTCAAACATCTACCAAAAGTAACACCAAAGTCTGGTGTTTACCAAGGTGACTTGATGCACCATGCCGATAACAAGATGTTAAAAGAAGAACATTTGTTTGAAGCTGCAAAAAACAAGGTTTCTTTCACACCAAATACAATCACATATACTGCTCACGGCAAAGAAGCAGATAAGATTAAAAGGTCTAAAGTCGGTGTAGTGGTTCATAGTAAGTATAGTGATGACATGAAACAAGCTACTCCTCATGTTGACCACGAAAACTTCAAAGAACATCCAGATGTTCATATTCATGGTGCAGAACATGACACATCTAAAGTCAAACATTCACCTGAGAATCAGTCTGGTTTTCATAAACACATGGCTGCTGCCAAAGAAATACATGATACACATGGTCACAAGATGTATGATGCCATTCATCCAGCACACTCTGGTGAAACTGGCCATCTATCTACATACATCAACAAGACAGTTCGCACAGGTGAAGTTCCAAATGTAAAAGGTTTCAAAGAACATATACAGGCTGAACACGAAAAGAAGGCAGCTAAGGTCAAAACACCAAAAGCAAAAGCAGAAAAGACAACAGAAGGTGCAAAACAGATTGCTCATGTAGAAAAGAACAAATCACATTATGGTAACTTATTGACTATGCATCATCATCTCCAACAGGCCAAGAATCATTTAGTTAGTTCATTAGAGACACATGAAGGTAACTATCAACACCATATCGAAGGTAAGAAATCTAAACCTGAAGGTTTCGTTGTTCACCACGATAATCAACCAACCAAATTGGTGAATCGTGCTGAATTTGCTAGACAAAATTTGTTAAAAGTCCGTAAATGAAATCCTTTTTAGAACTGGTCGAAGAACAAAAGCAAGGTGAAAATCACCATGTGATGACGTTCGGCCGTATGAATCCGCCTACTACAGGCCACTTAGCACTAATAGACAAAGTTAAAAAAGTTTCGACAGAACACAATGCTGGTCATTCTGTTGTAACTTCACACTCACAAGATGCGAAGAAAAATCCACTTTCTGCTGCACAAAAAGTTAAACACCTGAAACGTTATTCTCCAGGTACAAACTTCTCGGCATCTGATAAAGAACATCCAACATTTCTACACCATGCAGCTAAACTACACAAACAAGGTGTAACACATCTTCATATGGTAGTAGGTTCTGACCGTGTAAAAGAAATGAAAGAGAAACTGAACAAATACAATGGTACACATCCTGGTGCTTTGTATAACTTCAAAAAGATTCATGTTCATTCTGCTGGTCAACGTGACCCTGACGCAGAGGGAACAGCTGGTATGTCAGGCACCAAGATGCGTGAACATGCCAGAAATAAAGATGCCAAGTCTTTTAGACAAGGTGTTCCGTCACATGTTTCGGATAAACATGCACATGAATTGATGCACGATACACGTAAAGGTATGGGTATACATGAATCTGTGGACCGTGGATTATTCAAAGCAATCTTTGTGACTGGTGGACCAGGTTCTGGTAAAGATATTGTTATTCGTGAAGCTATTGCTGAAAGTAATGCAGTAGAGATGAATTCTATTCAGGCATATGAATATCTGATGGACAAACAAAAGTTGTCTGAACAATCCAGAGACATTCGTAGAGAAGCAATTCGCAATCGTGGTCCTTTGATTATCAATGGTCCTGCTGATGACCATACTCGTATAATTACAATCAAAGAAGAATTGGAAGAGTTGGGTTACGAAACATCTATGGTATTTGTTGATACTACAAATGAAGCAAGCAAAGAAAGAAATGAACGTCTGGCCAAGACTCTTGCTGAATCCGTAAGACAAGATAAGTGGTTGTTGTCCCAAGCAAACAAGGAAGCATACTCACAAAACTTTTCTAATTTCATCTACTTTGATAACAGTCGTTCATTAGAACAAATCGAAGAAGATGTTACAGAAACATATCATTACCTTAACTCGTTTATAGAACAGGATAAGTATAATGATATTGCAGAGTCATGGTTGAAAAATCATGGTAAGTTAAATATGTTTGATAAGATTAACCGTTTAATTGAGGAAAAACAAAATGTTCAAAAAAATCCTAAGTTTGTTTACAAAACAACCAACGCAAAGCTCGCAGCCATCAGACCAGGTGACCAGCCAGCCGACAACAGAAACAGTAGTGGCGGCACCAGCACCGATGACGTCCGATACAACGCCAACAAGCGCACCGGTGGATACGCCTTTGGTCCAGGAGGCACCTACACCGAAAGCAAAGAGCCCACGCTCAAAGTCAACCCAGTCTCAAAAGAAAGCAACTTCTCCAAAGACAAAGAAAAAGACAAGTTAAAGAAACCACGTTGGAATAACGATTCGGCTTCAGGTTCAATCCGTTCGTCAGGTCTAGGTGGCGAATACGACAGTCGTGGTCAAGGTACAGTATATGCAATGTCTGGTATGGGTAATGTCACATACAGAGAACAAGTAGATTTCAAATCATTCAGAAACAAAGTAAAAGAAGCAATTGATGATCCAGGTGCTTGTGATTATGGAGTTTCAGGATCATATACTGGTGGTATGAATAAAGAACCAATGCAAACATACGGCGACCAGAATAAAGTCGGTGTCACAATTAACAAAAAAAAGAAAAAATAAGGAGTTAACATGTTCGGAAAGAATCCAAAGATTGACGCAGTAGCAGCAGTTGTGGCACAGGTGTTGCAAGCTGAAGCCAAGTTGTCACCAAAACAGAAAAAAGAAATCGATAAAAACCATAATGGTAAAATCGATGGCCAAGATTTTGCAATCTTGCGTGGTATGAAGAAAGAAGAAGTCACAACCGATACAACAAAAGGTCGTGAAAAAGGTTCTATGAGTTGTTACACACCAGAAAAAGTTACTTTGAAAGGTGATGTTGAAAAAAGACCTGATCCAAAAAAACCAGAAGAAACAGCCGCACGTAAGTCTATTGA